TTGATACCGCGTGCACCACGCAATCCAAGCCGCCCGGCTTGGAAGACGCCATACGGTGCGAACGAAAGCATAGCCATCGCTTTCGCTGTTTCTATATCTCCCCGCTGCCACGCTTTGACACCTTCAATAGCCGTAGGCGCACCAAACGCAATATCTAACCCGTGATCTGCTGCCCACCCGGCCAACCGAATAAGGTGTGTGTTCTTCAACAGGCCACGTGCGACCGCATTTCGCACAGCAGCTTTGAACGCGGCAGTCGCTACACCGGTCCCAGCCAGATAGAGCGGCAGCGTCTCTGGGTCTGTCATCATGATCAGCCCGTACGCTACCTGTCCTTCTGCGCTCTTATCTGCTGCGATAGCCTCGGTAAAGTTCGGGCCAAACACAGCGTTCCACATCCTGTAGACTGGCGTGTCGGATGGGTGGATCTGCCAGCGTGCGCTCGGGATAACTTTCGTTGTGCCCCGTGACGAGACTACTTTTAACCCCCAGGGCAAATCTGGAGCGTTGAGGATTCGGCGTACTTCGTCTTGGTCTAGCGCACGGATCTCTTCTGGTGTAAGCTCATGGAGCGGCCGCTCATACATATGGCGCGGCTCCACGTTAAGCATTGCAGTCTTGCCGATTTGCCACTGCGGTGGTATAGGCTGCTCAACAAACGGAGGCGGTTTCTGCTGTTGCCAGACTGGTATACCGAGCAGCCCAGGGTAAAGCTGCGGACCGACAGGCTGCTTCGCCGTACCTGTGGATTTCTGCGCTTCCTGCCGCCCTTTTGCACGGGCGATAGTAATCCCGGGCGCGGTAACTCTAGGCAAGACGCCTTGGCGTGGTTGCGCTAGGGCTTCACCAGAAAGTATCGCCAGCGGATCTTGGGACGGCTTATGTGCAACCAGCGGGCGATGGCCTTCAATAAGCAAGTTGCGCGCGATAGCTATGCGCGCTTGCTGTTCTGGAGTGACAACGCCAAACGGTGTCTTCGCAGCGAGCGGGCCGAGGACAGCCTCTTCTGCTGCCTCTTGCGCTCGCCGCTCAATCAGTTTGTCTGGGTCTGCAGGGTTCGCTCGTAGATGCGCAGCATAGCGCAAGATAGCCGTCTGGCTGACCGGGTGCATCTTGTTCAGCCGCGCGACCCACTCCTTGTCGTGCGGGTCTTTGGAGAGGGCTTCTGCCGCTTGCCTCGGTATATTGGCGTTAGGGTTTTCTGTTTCGAGGAACCGCTTGGTGAATGTCTTGACATCTTCTTCGCGGACCGTAGGGACACTGCGCGGAGATGTCTGTTGGATAGCTGCAGCCTGCGCAGACTTTGCTACACCAGGTGGCTGTGGCTGCTGCTTCGCGCCCTTGGCAGACTTTGACGCGCCGCCAAGATACTTCTTCTGGATCATCAGAAGAATATCGTCACGCTCAGCGGCACTAAGCGAGCGGAACTCTGGCGCATCCGCAAGAATCCGAACAATAAGAGAGTTCTTCTCTTGCGGTGTGCGTGTGTTCCAATCTGGCGCAGATGTCAGTGCACTTATGCGCTGGACTAGGTCCATTACTTGAGCACTCCTGCTATCCCTGCTTTCAGCGCCTGTCCACGCTTTATACTAGGTTGCTGCCGCTGCCATGCTGGTGTATCCAGCGGAGTTGTCTGCTGCACAGGCCACAGAGCGGCTCCAGCTGTGGGGGCGCTCCTGCCAAAGATATCTGAGTACACACCGCCGCTAGGCATACTAACCGCAGCCGGTTGAGTTGCAGGACGCGGCGGAGGAGCAGCGGTACCACCCGTATACCCAGGTAACTGGTACATCGTGCCGAGATCGCGCATTGCTTGCTGGCGTTCCTTCGCCGACGCGCGCAAGCTGTTCACACGACGGTTCGCTTCATCAAGAGCCGCACGGGCACCAGCAATGCGCGCTTGCGCTTTCACAAACTCGGTGACAGCGGCACCAGTCAGATCGCCTTCGCTCTCTCGTGTCTTCCAAGCAGAAAGTTCTGCTTCAGCCCCACGAAGCAGCGACTCTTGCTGTGCTGCGTAGCTTTCTGCAGTTGCAAGCTGCGCGAGTATCTTGCCCACCTCCTCATTCAACTCGCGGTACATACTCATCGCCATGCGTTGATTTGCTGGAATCGCGTTGGCGCCGCCTCCCCCGGATGGCCCCCACTTCACTTTGGCCCGATTAAGCTCAGCCGCAGAAGATGCTTGATCGGCCCCAGCGAGCAGATTGCGCACCTTCGCCATAGCCATGCTATTTGCGTATTTCAGTTCCACATTGCTGAGTTTCGTCTTCATCTTTTCATTGGCGAGGCGTGCTTCACCAAGCTGCTTATCAATCGTACGCACGTTCTCGGCACGGGCCTTGTCCAGAGCAGCTTTTGCTTCTGCTTGTAAAATCTTCGCAGCCGCCGTCTCAGCAGTAAGCGTGGGGCGGCGGAGTACACGCCTAGGCGCTTCGTTGTTTGCTTGCGCAAGCGCTGCCGCCATCCCAAACAGCCCGCCGTTCTGGAACCCAGAGACCATATCGAGTAGAGGAGACGGCGGATTAGTTACTGCTATCTCCTTTGCCCAACGCTCAGTAAGTTGCGCAGCCTCCTGCGGAGGCAGCCCAGAAGCAGCTTCAGCAAGTGCCGCAGCCGCGCCATACGTCGGAACAACTTTCGACATAGACTCCAAGGTCTTGTTGTAAATCTCGTATGGAAGCAGTGCGGCCTTGCGCTCCGCCTCTCTATTGCTCAGCTCGAGCCCTTTGACCTTCGCTTCTCTTTCTGGTTTGGCTTGCTCGAACTCGTAGACATCTTGCTGGTGCTTCTTCTCGCTAAGCGCAGTCTCACGCTCCTTAATCTCAAAGTTCTTATCGAACTGCCGCCTGCTCTCCTCTTGCCCGACGTTGAACTGCCGTATCTGCTCTTGGCCTGTCTGCTGGCGGAGGATGTAGTCAGCCAACTGCAGCGCTTCGTTGAAGCGTTGCTGCTGTGTTTGGAGATACGCTTGTGTCAGAGCGTCACCGAAGCCAGCCATCTCTTACTCCTTCGCCAACACCTACATGCCCGCCCTACCGCTTGAACTCTACGGGTTGTGTAGGAACGTAAGGCGCCCAAGAGAACCCAGACATGAACCCAGAACCGCTGCCTCCTAACGTGGGTTTTACGGCCGGCTTAAACAATCCCGGGTTAAGCCCAAACGTATTTACCCCACCTATTCCTTGCTGCCCCTGCGGTGTCATGCTGCCGATAAACCCGCCATTCTGCGGGTTGAGTTGCGGGAACTGCGGCAACTGGTTCCTCTGCGCCGTCAGCAGACCGAACAGAGACCCCATAGACCCCTGCCAACCGAGGTCTCTGTTGACGTAGGACTGGCCTATGTTCTGGAACCCACCGCCGGCCTGGCCCACCATGCCAGCACCCTGCGCGCCCAGCCCGCCGTATTGCCCTAGCAACGCCTGCAGCCCAGACAGCCGCGTGTTGAACGCTTCGTTCTGTGCTTGGTTCAGTTGCTGTCTACGCTGGCCGCCATACGCCGACCGGATCCGCTCTTCGGCGGCGGCCCGCAGCCCAGGGTTATGGAGCCCGCGAGACGCCAGGTTCTGGCGCAGCCGCTGGATAGCGGCCTCCATACCGGCGTTCGTCGCATCGAGCCCTGTGTTCAGCTTCTGCTGTTGAGCAGGAGCAAGGCCGTAGGGGTCTGCGTCGTTCGCCCCAGTCACGCGTGCCATCTGGGCGAGGAGCGGCCCCATCGCCCCGTAGCCCATCTGTGCGAGGCCCTGCCCAAGATCTCCTAGGCCTTTGAAGGCCCCGCCGGCAGCACCGAAGTAGCCCTCGTCGCTGGGCTTCTTCATCAGACCGGTGAGGCCGCCATTCCCCATCAATGAAGAGATGAACGCCTGCTCCAGCGCAGCCTGGAAAGGATTGCCTTCTTTCCCCTGCGCTGCCATGCCAAGCCCACCCTGGCCTGTCAACAAGGGAAGGGACCCGCCAGAGGCATTGTTCAGAAGAACGTTGCCGATCTTCTCAAGCGGCGTGGCGGGGTTGAACAGTACCTTCCCGAGCGTTCCGCCGATGGGTATGGGAGGGATCACGCCCATCCCAGAAAGCGTGGCCGCGAGGTTCACTAACTCCATCGGGTTCTTGGCGAAGTCACCTGGGCGGCGGACAAGTGTGTCCACCGACTTCGCCATGCCCCCGATTATCGGGATGCCGCCGACAGCCTTGGTGATACCTTTGGTAATGCTCCCCATGCGCGTGCTACCTTATCCACATCGGCTGCCAAGATGACCCCGTGGAGGTCAAACCCCAAGCGGTTCTTGTAGAACCGCATGGTCCTGACAGCCTTCGGTTGGTCATGGGTTACGGCGAGCATCATGCGCGTGAACCCGTTCTGCTTCAGATACTGCGTCACTCGACGGAAGAAGTGCCAGACCTCCATCGAGTTGGGGTCGTAGGTGGAGTAGAGGTTGCTGAGCACAGCCGTGTCCGCCTCCACTCGGATGACCATCCCTATCTCGTACGGGTCCCCTTGCCCGACGAACTCGGCCCCGCCGCACGTGATGTCTGCAAGGAGTTCTGCGTACTCCGTGCTCGTAGCCGAAGGGCTGGATGCTTGCAGCGCCTTGGCGAGGAACTCCGCATCTTCATCGCTGTCTATCCCAAACCGCAGTCTCATACCGTGTACCAATCCTTGCCGTCTGAAACAAGTGTACATGCTGACAGCGGCGCGGTCAACGTAAAAGTTAGTTGCCCGTCTATCTTGCCGGATGCGGGCTTGACGGTTACCGCGTTGGACGAGGTGTCCGTCTTCTTGATGATGATCGGCAGGGCCGTCGCCGTGTTGTCTGGCAGGACGACCTGAACAGGGGACGCTTGCGCGTTCATGAGGTAGAGCACTGCGCCTCTGGTGATGACCGTCGTGTGCGGCCCCATCCGCTCTACCCGCGTGGGCTCGTGGCGCTTCTGGTGAAAGTCTACCACCAGAGACCCAGCCACCAGTTCATGCTTGCCTCGAAGCATCGCTCAATCCAGGATGATGTATTCCATCAAGATGTCCCTGATGGTCACGTGGTCTTGCTGGAACTCCACGGTTGGGACGAATACCCGCCCAACCATGTTCGGCGTGAACTCCTGCTGGGTGAGCATCGTGCGCTCTGGAACCGTCCCAAACATATCAGAATGCCCAGAGGGAAGCCGCCGAGTGATGATAGGGTATTTCTCTACCCTGCCCCGATCTGAGCGCACAGCGAGCCACCCTACACGCTCTGGGGCATCCCTAGGTTCTTGCTCGCCCCAGACCGTCACACGGATGAGCCGCTTCAAGCGCTGGCGCATCATGGTTCCTTCGCCGTCCATCGGGCGAAACCGTACGATCTTTGGCCAGTGAAATAGAGCAGTGACAGGGTTCGGGCGGGATGCCAACGCAGGCATTTGACGGTTCGTCATAAACGCGCCAGCGCCGAACAACGCTGCTTCTGCGCTGACTGGGTCGAATGGATACGGCTTCCCATAGGCGCTATCATGAGGACGCCAGACACGCGCAGCCGAACCAGTAAGCAGCAGTGTCTCTTCGATCCCCGCAGCGCGGACTACCGCTGTGCTGTACACCGTATTCCAGCCGGTATCGCTCCACTCCCCGCCCAACGCACCCGCTTCTGGGTCAAAGCAGAACGTCCTCGCAAGCGGCGCGTCGTAGTAGAACAACCGACTATCGAACTCCCAGCAATGGCTGCCCTCGACAGGGTCTTGTACTTCAGGGTCGTACGGAGGCAACTCGTCGTCAGTCCCATCTTCTACTCCGCCCCCTGGGTTAGGCACGAAAGGATTGCCTACTTGCGGCGGTGCTGGCTGCGGAGGCTGAGGTTCCTCAAAGTGGATGTCTAGGATTATCCGCGCCATGAAAACGATGGTCGACAGGAAGTGCGAGACCCCCGACGACGTAACGTTGTAGAAGAGCTTTGGGCGGAATAACGTGTTCGACGGCAGCGAAAGCCCCGTCGTTGGCGGGCTGAGGGACAACGAGAAACTCGTCACCGCTGCGGGAAGTAACTGGGTTGGAGCGATCGGGGCCAGCAGTGTCGCCGGATTGGGCTCTTCGAACAGCCCTACTTCCAGAGAGTGAGACCCTGTGCCTGGCCCAAACGGGAACCAGTACCACTGTTCAACGGACCCGCTGACGTCGACGGGAGCGATCGCTGTAACTACTGCTCCAGAAGGCACCCCCAGCATCTCGAAGGATGGAGGTCCGTATCCCGTGTAGTAGAGTTCCCCCGTCTCTGTCTGGCTGGAGTTGTAGACGTAGACGTCCGTGTAGAGCGTGAGCGTCGGTCCGATCTTCTCGATCGCGACGTTCGCCGTGAGGTTCTTGTCTTCGACAAGATACGCAGGCGCAAACCCGCGCAGCAGTTCCACACGAACGACACCCATTATGACGCCACCCTAATCCAAGGATACTGCTTGTCGAACACTGGCTCGATCGGTTTCGATATCAACCGAGGAATAAACCCAGACGCCCCGTTCGTGATATACAAGCCGTCTGGGCCGCGCCACGTCAACTGCCCCTTGAAGTTGCACACAGTCCGCAGGGCTACGCAGCCAACTTTGTGGGCGAACTGGACAGAGAACGTCGTGGGATCATCCCCCCAGACGAGCCACATCCCATAGCGCTTCCACACACAGAGAGCCGCCCCTGCGGAAATCATGCCGGTCACAGGGTCTGTGGTGTCTACATCTATGCTAAGTTCTGTCCCATCCGTCACCGCGAGTGACTCTCCCGCGATGTCTATCGCTGTCTGGTCTGCACGGCTGAACTGCGAGAACTTCAGCAAGTTGCTCACTTGTATGGACGCCCGCTGCTCTAGGGTGCGCACCCAGAACTGATATGTAGGTCCCGTGTATTCGCCCTCGATCGTCGCCCAGAGCCGATTCTTATGCGCTGCAACAAACGTTGTAGGCCGTGGGGGGTCGTTCTGATTGTCATAGGGGCAGAGGTCGTTCTCGGCGATGACAGTGTCCGCCGCCGTGTCTATGTAGATGAACCCCGTCAAGATATCTACGCGGTTATATGTGTGCACTCTGTAGAAGCGCCCGCCGCCAGCAAGCGTCCTGTAGATGTGCAAGCGATCCCACCACCGGTGATGCTGCTCCGGTGGTGCGCCCATGCTGACACGGACTGCCTTGTTGGACGTGCCAGTATTGATCGCGGACACGGGTCCAGGCGACGACTCACGGCCAAACGGGTCCTCCAGCGTGTACCTGTACTCATAGTAGCTGGACGCTGTTAGACTGCCCCCAGCCGTCAACAACAACGTAGGAGCCGGTGGAGGGTGCAGCCCAACGCGCACAGCCATCGGGATCTTATACTGCGGGTGGATGAAGAAGGAATATAGAGACGCTCCAGCAGTCGCCGCTATGAACAACTCAGGGCCTACCTGTACGCCAGAGTAATGCGACCACTGCGGCCACGGCTGGGTGTCCATGAAGTCCATGTTGAACCCGATGTGTGCCAATGCCCACGGGGCCAACCCACGTACACTCTGCGTGTGCTTCTCGTACTCTACTGCCATGTAGTAGATGAACCCCTGCGCTGTGACAAAGACGAGGAGGTCGTTCGTCGTCTTACCGGCTTGGATCTCGGCGTATGTCAACGGCTCTGGGTTCTTGTAGAGAAAGATGGCGTACCCTGGAAATGGGTACGGGGGGTTCTTTACAAGAGGGCGTAGGGGATACGAAGGTTGGAGGACGCCATGCCGCGCAGGGAAGAACCCTTCGATATGGCGCCCTCGCGTCTCAGGGATAGACGGGGGGTCTGTGACGAGGTCTGCTCCTTGTGGTGCGTGGAGCGTCTGGTGCTGATATTTGCTCATGTCCCCAGCCTAGAACCACAGGAACCGGACCCCGTTGATCGCACCACCGGCTGTCAACCCGATGGTCGTAGGAGGAGAGACTGTTGGAAGCGTCAGGATCGCGAGACCGTTCGGGTTGAGCGGGATGCCAGTGTCTCCCGTCACGCCCTTGAGCGTGACCGTCACGGCGTTGCCGTCTGGGAAGACGATCGCCACCCCGATAGCCTGGCTCGGGATAGGGACCGAGTTGAACCCACTGGATAGGTTCCTGGTCTCTACCTGCTTGACCGAGTAGTTGACTCGGATCGAGGGAAGCCCAATGACCTGCACTCCCTCCTCGTTCCCAGCATACTGCACGACCGCCGAGAAGATCGCTGTACCTGGCGCATTCCATGCAGAGTAAGAGATAGCGCGCTCGGGCATTATCTGTGTACCCTTCCTGTCCTGTAAGACCTGAACGTAAGATGCGGTTGGTACCTGCCCACTTGCCTGGCTGCCCAGGACTTGAGCGCTGCAAGGGCTTCCATCGCATCCGGCTCGAAGACTTTGATCCTGGCATGCATCTCCATGTCTCCAACCAATGTCTTGGCCAGGTCCATCAGAGCCAAGTACAACACGGAGGTCTGTAGTTCCTCCGGCAGCCAAGAGAACGTATCCTGATCGAACTGCGGCGGCAAGACCGCATGCTCGACCTGCAACTGCAGTTGCCCAGCGGCGGAAGGTGCCGGATGGATGTACACCGTCCCAGCCTCCACCCAGAACCGCGTAGGCATAGACGCGGGGGTCGCGGGCCAAATCCTGCCCAACCTATCCATCTCGGCAGAGCCAAGAGGTCTTAGACGCCTAATCGCGCCTTCTGATGTATGCCACCACGCGGCGAGGATACGCGAGATACCTCGGCGCGGTAGGCTGAGCAGGGGGAAACTGTACGGCCCCTCCCCTGTCTGCGCAGAGATAGAGACCATAACCGTAGGGTCTACCTGGCAGAGTTGGGCCTCCCTGTTCACGCGCCACACTGCGTTCTCTATCGCCTGCTGGAGAGCAGGGTTGGAAGGTGTTGGCCGTGACGGCGGGAGGTCTCCAGGCTGCGCGTCTGGTGTGCCGTCGTCTATGGGCGGGACGATCCCCAACTGCCGCCTGAGCCAGTCATACATGTCCAGTCTGGTCATCATGGCTGGGACCTCCCGTCTCCATCAAAGGGACGGTCAAGTGTACCCTTTCGCGGATCTACCAAGTAGCCCTCGTAGTCTTGGACGAGCCGATACTCATAGGTCCAGGCCCCAGAGATTTCGTCTTGAACCTTGGGGCCGAACCTGAACTTACGCGGGAGGCGGTTCCTCCGGTACCGTACGCGGTTGGCGGCCATCGCCTGGCCTCCTTACGCGCCCTTGGAACCGTAGGTGCCCCTCCAGGAGTCGTGCCCGATCGCGAAGCGGCTGTGCGCGATGTAGATGTGCGAGAGCACACGCACCGCGTAGTCGCTGTCGATCTTGGTCTTCTGCCTGCGCAGGAAGTTCAGGTGGTGGTTCTTTCCCACCAGGAACCACGAGTTGAACGCTTCCGTCGATGCACCCACCGTACCGCTCGACCGGAAGTAAGGCCACATCACGGGCGTGATGTTGTCCTCGCGAATCCAGTTCTGGTTGCGGTTCGGGGAGTCTATCTGCCACTCACCCCGCAGGAGCTGCTTCACGATGTACTTCTGCTTGGGATTCACGACAAGGATGCGCGGCGGATTGTCGATGAACTCCAGCCCAGAAGACTCCTGCTGCGTGGACAACGCGATGATCGCCGTCTGCAGAGACCCAGCCCCGAGATCCACGTCGATAGACGGCCGGTTCGAGACGGTCACCGAAGCGTTTATCCGCGACTGTGGGTGTGCCGTGTTGAAGAGAGACACACCGTCCGGCGAGCCAGGTACGGGAGTGGTACCCGTGAACCCAAACACCGTGAAGTAGTTCGCTGCGAGGGTCTCTTCAAGAACGCGGAAGAGCCTAGCCAGCGCACCACCTTTGGCAGGGATTTCGCGGGACAGCATCCCATACTGGTCGTCATCGAAGTCCTCCTGGGGAAGAACGTCGCCCGTAGCGTAGTTCACGACGACATACCGCTTTCCGTAGTCGGCGTTGAACTCGTTGAGCTGAACGGCTTCACCAGGCAGACGAGGCTCGGGTAGGAAGCGGTAGGCCGTCCAGCCCTGCCTGTCCAGCACGCGGGAGTCCATCGTCCCAACGTGGTAGATCTGCGGGATACGCGTTGTCCACGTGGGATAGGAGAGCCCAAAGTGCGTAGAGATGCCCTTAGAGAATAGGGGCGTATACTCACTGCTCATCTAAGTTGCCTCCATAGGAGGGGGCTTTGCAAGCCCCCTCCAAGACAGTGCACAGCGACGGCACTACGCGTTGTACAGCACACCGAGCTTGAACTGCTGGTAGGCCGGTTTTACCCGCACCAGCCCATAGCACTGCGTAGACGACACGTTGAAGTTGGGGTCCATCTCCATCACACCCGCAATGACAAGACACGCCGCCGCACCGGCGGCGCTGGTGTTCGCTGCGAAGTTAATGGTGGAGAAGATCTGGATCCCGCACTCCTTCCCCTGGAAGGACTGGTTGAACGTCACCGCCGCGTTGGACGCCCCCTGCATCCTGATGGCGAAGATCGTCTCGTCGTCCGCGATCGCCACGCGGAGGCGCGCCGCACCGGTCGTCGGCTCGTTCTGGAACCCAGCGGGGGTCGTCGGGATAGTGAAGATAGGCTGAGACTGCGGGTGGACACCGCTCACCGGCATCTGCGAGACAGCGCGCCCAGACGCGTCGGTGATCACGTCGTTCATTGCCATCCCAAGGATGCCCTTCACAACAGTCGACTCGGTGTAGTTGTTGGTGATGTCCGTCGAAGTCAGCTTGCGCACACGCGTCGTGCCGCCCGCCCCACTAAGAACAACCCAGTCCCCAGCGTAGATGGTCTGGCTGTTCCCGACGGGATAGTCAACGACGTACGGCGAGTTTCGCGCAGGGCCTAGCTGCGCCAAGATCACACCAGGCATGGTTCGTCACTCCTCAGCGGGTTGACCGCTAGACCCTTCCTGGGTTCTGTCTTGGCGCTGCGTGCGCTCGGAGGCGGGTATGAAGACCGCTCTTGGTTTGAGCTTGGCACCCTCCGCCATGCTCAGTAGGTTCAGATCGAACTGCGCGACTACCTTATCCCGCTTTATCTCGACGATGCCCTCTTCCGGAATGAACACCCCGTAGAGTCTGTTTCTACTATCGCGCAGTTCGATTCGCATGTTAATATACCAGACGTAAGTCAGCGCACAACCTTTCCGTCTTTGATGGATGCACCGACAGCATATGTGCGCCTGCCGCGCTGGCGCGGCGGTGCTTCCTGGCGTCGTGGCGCCTGCTGGGGAAGGCCGAGCGCATCGGCAATGAACTGCTGGTATGCCTCCTCTGGAGAGACCTCCTCCCCGCCAACCGCACCGTGCATCCCCATGCTGCGGAAGTGTGCCTCTTCCCTAGCAACTGCCTCGGCACCCTTCCGGCGATAGACTTCCTGCCAAGAGAACCCGCTCGTTGGGCCGATCCACCCAGCCTGCCTCGCCTGGTCCTTCAGTTTGTCTACGTCTATCTCGGCCAGAGACTGCTGCGTCGCACGCGGCACGCCCGCGATATCTCCAGTCTCACGCTCTATGCGCCGCTGGAGGTCTTGGACAGCCTGCTTGTCTGCCTCGGCGATCGCTTCCATCTCCTCCCTAGACCGCACCCCCAAGATGAAGTCCGCGTTGCAGACAGGCTTCCCGTTCTTCAAGATGATCCGCCGGCCAGGGTGCCCGCGCAAGAACTCTCTGGCTCTATCATCCAGTTCATGCTCTGCCCAGCGAGCGGGGTTCCTGAGCCAGTACGGCCCTTCTCCAGGCTCGATGCCGTACTCCTTCATCTCCGGCGGTGTGAGAGCCCACCGGTCCATCCCCATACCAAGGGCCTCCTGGGGCGCCATAGGGTGGGTGTTGTCCAGCTTGGCGGCGGCAGTCTCCGCGACGGCCTTCGTCTCCTCGGTGGAGACGCTAAGGGCTTCGTCGGCGGTCTTGATTGCATCCTTCAGCCTCATGCCTTACTCCCACGCTTCGTTGGCTTCGTTGGCTTCGTTGGCTTCGTTGGCGGCGCTTCCTGTGCGGGATACTCCGGCTGCGGGAACCCCTCCGTAGACACACCCATCGCTTCCTCCAGGGCCTCTAGCTTCGCCTGGATAACCACCAACGAAACAGTATCATGCGGCGGGGTCTCCGCAAGTTGCTGCACCAGTCTGTCCCGCACTTTCCGTACGGCATAGAACAAGCTGTCCGGCATCGCTTAATCCCTCAGGTTCAGGCGCTTGACATACTCCTCGGGCAACCCCAGCTTCTCCGCCAACGCTTTCTCCGCACTGCGCGGGCGGCCTGGCTTCCCAGCGGCCGCGGTCGGTGTGCGCGCTTCCGGCGGCAACCCAGGGCCAGTCGGCTGAGCAGCCGCACGCGGCTTGCGGCCCACTTTCCGCTGGAGCGCCGCGAGCGCCTGCAGCGGGTCTTCCGCGTTGGTGATGGCAGCCACCATCCGCGCTCTGGTCATGAGGTGGCGGTCTTTCGCAGCTTCTGGGTTCATCGTCAACGCCTGCGTCACTAGGCGCTTGGCAAGGGCCTCGTCGGGGTCAGGTTCCAGGGCGGCCTGCAACTCCATGAAGTTGTTGAGCGCGGTAGAAACTTTCGTAGAAACCACCGTCTCAATCGCGCGCGCAATCCTGTCTGGGTCGAAGCTCTCTACCTCTTCCCTGATGTACGCACTTAGATCGCTCTCTTGCTGGAGGGCGGGGACACGCGTTTGCGGCCGGCTCCCCCTTTCCTGAACGGTCTCGTCTTGCTCGGCGGCAGTGACGGTACCGCGCCCGCCCCGCCCATCGCGCCCTGCGGCAAGAAGGGCATCTTCTTCATACTCTTCTTCGTAGCCATCGTCTACCTCCGCATCCTCGTCGTAGTCGGTTGTGTCGTCGTACTCTAGGTCGTCCCTCTCGTCTTCGGGGCCAGGCTGAGTGAGATACTCTTCGGTCATCCTACCATCTCCTCGGGTACTTGTTGTGGCTCAGGGCCTTGTCCTTGGCCTGCAAGCAGGCTCATCAACGCCATCTGCTGGAGCGGCTGGCCGCCCGTCATCTCTGGCGGCATCCCGCCGCCAAGGGCTGCTTGCGCTTCTGGCGGCATTCCCATCATCGCGGGCTGCTGCCCTTGGCGAAGAGCTTCCTGGGCCAACACGTCGGCGCTCGGCGGGAGCGGAGGCGGCGGCTCAGGGCCTATCAATCGAGATATATTATCCATCGAAATCGCGGAAAGTGCCTCAAGCAGCATATGATATTCCGGCCTGAAGTCCCCCCGCTCCAATGCCTGTTGATACAATGGAGAACTCCTCACCATCTCCATCGCGGTCTGGATATTCGCCAAACGCACCACGGGGTTGGAGTTCTGCGTATTCGCTCGCGGGACCACACTATACTCTGCCTGGGTCAACCCCAAATACTCGCTCGGCAGTTGGCCGTTATCCCTATAGAGCATCCACATCACCTTGAGCACGTCGAGCATACTCGCCTGCAAGTTGCTCAAGATGAGAGAAAACTTCATGGACATCCCCTGCATGCTGGCCTGTACCTCCGTGGCCTTGCGCACGCGGTCGTCCATCTTGATGGTGCTCTCCCCGCTCAGTGCCTGGCGGGCACGGCTGAGCGGGTGCTCCACAGTCTGCAGCCCAATCTGCAGGCCTCCCAGGTTGAATGGAAGAGGCTCCACCTCGCGGGGGTCCGTGCGGTAGGGCAGCACGGCCCCAGGGTACGCCTCAGGGTAGCCAAACTCTTTCAGAGAGGTCTCTTTCACGCGAAACATCGGGCTCAAGACCAAGTTCGCGGCGTCGTAGTAGAGGCGCACATTGGCCGTCGCCTCTTCCTGGAACGGCCCCACAATGCTCGGCACGCTCTCCCCATCCATCGTATTGGGGGTCCTAAGCATCCATGTGAAGACATACGGCAGTCTGTGGTGCGGCCAATACCCCCACCGCAAGACCGCATTGTGGCGCGGGCAGTGCACCGCCTGGAAGCGTATCCCATAATAAGGCTTCAGCCGCTTCTCCACGGGGGCGTCTTCTCCCCGCACCAGCGGCATATACCCATACTCCATGAAGACCTCATACACCCCGCCAGTCCGAGCACTCGGGTCTACGCCGGCAATGTAGTTGAGCGTCTCGGCGTAGTCTGTGTCTTTGGCATCATGGGTAGGGCCAGCGGCAAGCAGGCTGTCCACCACATCAGGGTCGAAGCCATACTGCTCTACCCCGCGCAGCAGCTCATGCGCAGTCATCCACATCCTGTGCATGACAACCTCTGCCTGCTCTGGGTCACTGCAGTCGACCGGCACAGTATAGATATCCGCTCGGTCAATCACCTTCCATTTGATACCCTGCCGTGCCGGCACCAAAACCTTGGTGAACTCCCCGCCGTAGGCTCCTTCGTCATCTGGCAGCAAGTCTGGGAGGTCCGCTTCCAAGCCTGTCTCGCTCACATACGTCGGCCGCATTATCCACTCGCCGTAGTCTTCCCAACACGCGTGAAGGGCGGCCATCCCATCCCGCAGGGCGATGTAATCCCTGGCATAGAGCGCCGCGTCCAACCCATCCAACTCAGAAACGTCTTCAAACCACCTGTTCAGTTCCTGGACGTCCTGCTCTATCTCGGGCGTCCTGGCGCGCAGGCTCCAGAACGGCCGCTGCGCCGTCGCGGCCCGCACGCTGGCAAACAGGCTCATGAACTGCTCCAGCACGAGCGGGTCAACAATATCGCACGCCCCGCGCCAGCGGTTGTCTGGCGGGGGCGTCATCGCGCGGTAGAGCATCTCCGCTTGCTGGGCGAGCGTCTCGTCACGCTCGGCGTGCGCTTGCACGGCTGCGTCCGCCCTATCCGTTATCGCCCTGTAGACGCGCTGCATGAGGGCAGGAGGCAGTTTAGGTGCCTCGCCTGCCCGCGGCCCGTCTCCGCGCCTCCTGGGGGCAACTACGGCCATTCCGTCGTCTTCCCAGGGGGCCAACTTGTCTTCGTTGAGCGTTGTCATTTCGCTACCTCAACCGCCGCGTTCCACGCCGTGCAATCCACTTGTCTGGCTGCCCGCCCGCCTCGTCTGGCGGCAGCACACCTACGCCCACACCGAGCGGGTCTATCGCCCGCTGGCGGTCTGCGTGTCCGGTCGAGCGGTCAACCCGCCTAGCAGACCCGCTGCAGGCGCCCCCGCTGCCCATGTACCGCACGGCGGGCGGCGGCTTCTCCAGGCCAGTCCTCGGCTTCTGCTCTTGGAGCATAAAGTGCGTGAGGGCCAGCGCTCGCATCAAGTCGTCATGGTAGCCGGCGGCTCCCCCTCGCTTGCCTCCAGGCTTCTCTACATAATGAAGAAGTTCCTTGTAGGTGTCAAGGTCGTAGAAGACGGGGCTCTCGCTCTCTGGGTGGCTCAGGGCCGCAATGGCCGTTGGGGCCTGTGCGCGGCGCCACACATGCGCGGCCGTGGCAATCCCATACCGCAGGCCCGCGTCAATGATGGCTTTGGTCTTCTGGTTGGTGGGGTAGCCCGCGGCCGTCACTTCGTCTGCTTTGCCCAGGCTGTCACCCCCCACGGGGTGCCTATACTGGTAGATACCCCACTCCTCCAGCGCGGCGCACACCACCAGGCCGTGGTTGTTGCGCTCCACGCACGGCACGCACCCCTTGTACCACCCGTCATCCGTGCACACGCGTTTGATATCCTGGGCAAACTCTTGGGGTGTCGGCCGCCCACGGTAGGTTGCCACCACCTCCCTGGTATCTGTCCTGGCAATGAAGAAAGTCGAATAGTCCGCCAGGCCCGTCTGGGTGACACCAGACGCCACGTCAGCGCCCAAGACATACCCCGCCCCAGGCGCTAGCGGCTTCGTCTCTGGGTTGGGGTACTCCCACACGCGCAGTTCCCCGTGAAACCCCTCCGCCCCCTCTGGGAGCACGGCAAGAGGGCGGGTATGGGGCGGGGCGTCTGGGGCGTTCAGCTCCCGCGTCACGGCCTGCAGGTACTCCACGTCGAAGTAACACTCCCCGCTTGCGGGTTGGGGGTCTTGCATCCAGAGGGCGTGCCATGTGCGTATCTGGCCGGCGGCCTCCAGTTTGCGGCGCTCTTCCAGCCAATACTCCGTCGGGAAGCGCTCTGGCCAGAGAGCCTCGCCCGGCGCCCGGCCTAAGGGGTCACCCACCTCGGCAAGCACGGGAAAGCGCAGCACTTTCCACCTGTCTGGCTCTACGCTGAGCGCACGGGCGGCCACGTCGTCTTCATTCCAGCGGGCCATCGTCATGAGCACACGCGCGCCAGGCTCCAACCTCTGCCAGATATCCGTCACATACCACTGCCACGCCTTCTCGCGAAACACCAGGGAGTCTGCCTCTTCGCTAGATTTGATGGGGTCGTCAATAACCAAGAAATGCACGCCGCGCCCAATCGGTGGTGAACCCACACCCCTGGCCAACATCACGCTCCCATTGCGCATATGCCATTCGTCCGCGCCTACTTTCGCGCGGTCTAGCATATTCCATAGCGCGGCATACCCCCTCGCTGGTCTGGAAAGCAGCGTTTCCACATTGCGCTGGGTATTGGAAGTCACCAACACGGTCGTCCCTGGGTAAAACATCATGAAGTAGAGCGCGCCAAACACGCTGGCATTGGTGGTCTTGCCATGTCTCGGTGGAATGAAGAGAGCCACTCGGTCCCAGAGCGGCTGCGGGCGCAGCAATCCGTCCATCGCCCCCGCAATGGCCCCAATGTGCGGGAACCCAGTAGAAAACCCCCTGGGCAGTTTCTCTTTCAGCCAGAGCGGGTAGGGCGGCGCGAGGTTCCCAATGCCTGGGGTATCTCCTATGCTTGGTGCCCCCTCGCCCCCGTCTAGCGCCCTCAATATGTTGAGCAGCGCCTCAAACTCTGTATCTTTCAGTTCCCCGCGCCGCGCGGCCTCCACCAAAACCAAGAGGTCTTCGTCTAGGCGCCGCGCGCGCTCTTCTGGGGTTTCCCACGCGTCAGGAGACCCGCCCATCCGCTTGCGCGGCGTTGCGCTCCTCGCGGCAACCTCCGCGTCATTCTCCCTGAATGGAGATCTCTCGTGCGTGTCCATGCGTGCTTACTCGCGGTCCCCTTCAATCGGCTGTAAGGCTCTTGGCGCCACCGCGTCCACCCCTGGGATATTCTCCACCCGCCACCGCTCCAGTGCCTCCGCGGTATCTAACCTGGCGGGGGTCTCGTCACCGGCCCCAGCCAACCGCCCCTTCACCCGCATCGCCAACTTGGAGATGGTCGCCTCGATAATGGCATCCGCCCCTGGGATGCTCCCAGTGCCTGGCGTCATCCCGCCAACGGCCCTCGGAGTGCCCCCAACACCCCCATCCACGCCACCGCTCACCTGCCCATAAACAGGGTGCCGCAGGGTGGTCATGACATCCACCAGCTTCTTCAACCCATCGAGCGCCTGCGCCCCCGTGAGCGTATCCACCTTCCCTTCGGCATGCCCCAGCACTTTCATCGCCACCCGAGTACAGGCCTGGTAGAGTTCATCCTCCGCCCTCACCACATCACTCATCCAATCCTCCCCCGCCTCACGCGGCAGCTTCGAGAGAATGCGCCAGTGGGCACACTGTCGCCGCAGTTTGTTCTGCCTCCGCCCAGGTTTCGGCTCTATGATGGCTGCAACAGCGCGGTTTGTCCACCCAAGGGCGAAGAGGTTTATCGCCAACCCAAACGCGTCTGTCTGGTGCATGCTTCATTTTAGCACGCAAGACTAGTAGACGTGTGTCTACTAGTCGATTTTTTGTAGGTGGTGAGAGGGGGGCCGGCGTCCGCCCGTGGCCCCCATCCCCCTCGCCGCCTCCCCTACCCTTCTCGGCCTATCGTGAAATGTTTTTTTCTATTTAGCGACCTATAGCACGTGTGATATAATATGGCATCGGCAGGAA